CACATACCTAAACCTCAGGCAAGAAAAATAAAAGAATACCTGTATGGGATTCTTCTTGATGGATGGAGGTACAGCAGTGACAAAAGACCAGGGAGGAGAAGAAAGTCCTCTAAATAAAGTCAAAAGTGATGATACCCTCAAAATGAATAGAGGTGTAGAATTACTATTAAGAAACAAAAGGAGGAAACCCAGACCAAAAACTTTCCAAGTGAGGTTTGGTAAGGTGATCTCCTTACTAAGAAGGGAGATTCACATTAATCTAGACTTCTCATTGGATGTCTTAAAACACAGTCCTAGAGGGGAGAGGTAAAATGTTAGCAGTAACCCTAACACTGTCTACAGTTATTTCATTATTGTTTCTGGTTGTTGGAGGTGTAGTTGGATATCTTCTTAAAGAGTATGCATATCAAAGAACAGCAACTTACATACCCACCCACCCTGAAATGTTTGATGAGAATGGACAGATTATCCCAGATGAAATTTTATCAGTGAGGTTTGAAAATGGCCCAGACGACGAAGAAGAAGTTTAGTGTGACTAAAAAACTTCCCCCCAATCCTTTTATCCATGAGATTTTGGAGTTTGCTAGTAAGCAACGCTCCAATGCAAAGAAGGCTGAAGTTCTAAAGGAGCACAGAAATGATGCTCTTGTTTCAATCCTGATATGGAACTTTGATGATACAGTGATCTCTTTGCTTCCTGAGGGGCAAGTTCCTTTCAATAAGAATGATGCACCTATTGGGACAGACCACACCTCTTTGAGGAAGGAGTATAGAAACCTCTATCACTTTGTGAAAGGTGGCAATGATGGACTTTCTAAGACCCGTAGAGAGTCTATCTTCATTCAGTTGTTAGAAGGACTTCATCCTGATGAGGCAGAAATTATTTGCCTTATCAAGGATAAAGCGTTAGGATCAAAGTATAGAATCACCAAGGATGTGGTGTCACAAGCATATCCAGACATTGAATGGGGAGGAAGAAGTTGAAGATCATTAAAGAAGACTGTGATCCTGCTGATGCACAGGACAAATCATTACCCAATAATGCTTTCCTTGTAGAGTATAGAGTGGATGATGCATCTCATTATGACTTAGTTTTTGCAAGTAAGCAAAGTGATATATTTGATCACTATTATGATACTTACAAAAAGAACTTTGTAACTATGAATCAAGCAGAGGGAAGGATTAGTCCTAAACTTTGGGGCATCAATAAACCTGAAAAGAAAGAATCAAAGAAGTAAGATGGGAAAGGGATTTGATGTTGAGTTTGATTTACCCAAAGATGATTTGGACAAACTTATCAAAAAGTATAAGAGACTGAACAAGTATCGCAAATCTAATTTCTTTGAACTCAAGACCTTGGATGGTTCTGAAGAGGTCATCTCCAAGATGATTAAAGAATTGGAGGATGATCCAATTGATGGGTAAGCACTACTTTGTAAATCTATATGGTTGCCCATTTGGGAAACTCAATGATGAACACTTTCTTAGACAGTGCGTCTCTGAGGCTTGTTCTACTAGTAGAGTCAATCTATTAGAAATAGTATCTAAATCATTCTCTCCTCATGGTGTGACTATTTTGGGTCTTCTAAGTGAAAGCCATATCTCAATTCATACCTGGCCTGAGAGAGGAGAAGCTGCTGTAGACTTTTTTACCTGTGGTAAGGCAATACCTGAATTGGGATGTGACATCATCATTAATAAACTAGAGGCTACAAAGCATAGAATTGGACAGATAGAGCGTTGACAAAGGAGTTAAATAGTATTATGATTAAATCATGTATTCCTCATATCATGTATAAGCCTTATTCACCTGAGTGGAATCGTAAAAGGTATCTCAAAGAAGCGATTGATTCATACTTCAATGATTATGTTGAAGTGGATGTAATCTATGCTGATCTTATGGACATTCTTCATGAGAGATCTGAGGGTGCATATGCTGATTTCCAAAGGACAACAAATTTAGAAGCAAAACTGCAAAAAGATTAAATGCTTTCTACTGCATACAGACTTCGTTTAGAGTCTATCTGTAGGCTCATTGCTAATAAGGAGACTGTCCCTTTACAGGACATGATCTGGGCAGAGAAATTAGCAAAGGCACATACAACAGCAAGAGATTGGTTAAATAAAGCAAGACGCCAGGCCACCTCAGATATTGAGGAGGGCAGCACTGATGATTTTTTAAATAAGATGGGACTTGGAGATCCTGATCCATCTAATCACAGAAAAGGATTTGATGGAGCAGATGAAATTGTAGATTGGTTCAAGCAAGATAAACCTGATGATTGGAGGCAACATGACTGAAAAGAACAATTCTAATACAGATATAGAGATTACTCCTGAGACGTATGAAAAAATGAATAAGGAGTTTGAGGAAGATGGACTTGCTTTCATACTTGAAGTTCCTACTCAAGAAGAAATTGATAAGTGGAGGAAAGGTGACTGAGTCAGAAAGAAAATTTATTATCCAACTTCAACTTAATAATGTTTGTGAAATATTGGATGGTGAAATTAAATACTCAACATTACTTGATCACACTGGAGATCAGAAAAGAAGAATTTCCATCACATACAAGGATAAAAAATGAGAGCTGTCATCTATTCAAATGATAATCAAGAATGTGAAAGAGCTGAGAGTTTTTTGAAGAGTGTACAATTTGATGGTCATGATATAAGTGTGTATCATGTGGGGCAAGACTTCTCAGAGACTGGATTTAGATCTGAGTTTGGGCAAGATGCAGAGTACCCTCAGATCACAATTGATGATAAAGGTTCTAGGCATGTGGGAAATCTCAAGGAAACATTAAATTTTATGAAAGAATTGGGTTTTTTCAAGTAAAATAGTTCATATAAATACATAACTTTTTGACTAAATAGTATTAAATGTGTTAATCTAAACACATCGTTCATCTCATGACTGCACTTCTTTTAGGATCTCTACTACTGGGTACTCATGCAAATCATTTGCCAAAGTTTCAACATTGGCACATGTCTTGTGAGAGATTTCAATCCAAAAGGATTGAACTTTTGAAGGATCCTAATTTTGATTACATGACCAAAAGTCATTTAATCTCTTTCTTTAGAAGGAAAGTTGCAGAAGAGTGCAAAGACCCATCATGAGACGCAAGTAAGTCGCGGAACGGAGCGTTCATCCTATGATTGAATTTCTACTCTATGCAAGTATGTCTTGTCAGGATGCTACTAAGATGATTGGTCGTGTCCAAAAGATTTCCTACATGAGTAAAGATCAAGTGGAAGAGGTTATTGAAGTAATTCATAAATCAACTCCAGAATGTTCATGGGACGAAAACGACTGAAGGAACGGGGCCTAAAAATCCAACTACTTCAGGAGAGAACAAATGACTAAACTGCAAGAACTTATTCAAGTACATAATAACAATCGCAACTACTCAAATACCACTGCTTATCGTGGTGTAGAGTACAACATTCAAGATCGTGCAAACAAGCAGTCTGAGAGAAAGTATTTGTCCACAACATATCGTGGCATCCAGACTCAGACACAAGTGGAGGTTGTAAAATGAAAACAACCACTGTAAATCTTCTTCAACTTCTCAAAGAGAAGAAACAAAAAGAAGAACTACTTCGTCAAGCACAGCTAGTAGGAGCAAAAAAATGATCACACTAGAAATCTGTATTGGTATTGTTGCAGTCATGACATTATTATATGGTGAAATTATTCTTCTTCAAAAAATCTGAGGAAAAATTAAATGCTGAGGATCAAAATAGAATATGATCTTCCAGACTACGATCCAGAGATCCATGATCCTGATAAAGTCTTTAGACTTTTGACATATCGTGGTGTCTCATATGCCAAGTGGGTTTTTCTAAAATCACTTGGCATACCAAAATGGAAAGTTTTTAACTGAGGACCTTGACTGGTCCTCTTTTTTTATCTATAATTAGTACAAGTAAATATTCTCCTATGGAAAAGGATAAACTTAAACTAATTGTCAGAAATCTTAAATTACTTGTGGATGCATTAGAGTCTGAAGTATACTCTGATACTGCTGCATATCTTGACAAAAGAGAAAACTTAGATGATCCAGCATCATACTATGCACCAATCTCTGACTATGATGAAATTTTCAATGATGATGATGGATACCCAGACTAATCAAGATTGGAGATACACAGAGGATAGGATGAAGCTAAGGGCAGGTTGCCTTAACATTCTACTCAATAAATATGGAGGTGTAAGGATAGAGGAGGCACCTTACAGCACCCAAGACATTTATGAGTGTGTTGATACCTGGATTTCTCAAGGCAATAAAACATCCAATGGTATCAGTGCATATTTCAATGCATACTTCAATAGAGGTTAAAATGTATGAAGAATTAGACTCATTTGAGAGAGCATTACAACACTTTGGTACTAGGGTAGAGGTTGTCACTTGTTTGGAAATGGGTGGTAAAATTACAAGTGAGGAGGCATATCAAATGATCAAATCTGAAGTTAAAGAATTGAAGCAAGTACGCAAATCTTGGAAGAAGGAAAAATGAAAGTATCACTACTATCAGTTACCCCTGATGCAGAGAAGCATATTGCTTACTGTGCAAGGGTCAGTAACCCCTCTAACCAGGATAATGATTCCTTTGAGGGATTACTTAGGTACTGCATCAAGCACAGGCACTGGAGCATCTTTGAACAGGCATACATGACTCTTGAGATAGAAACCACAAGAGCAATAGCTGCTCAGATCCTGCGTCACAGAAGTTTCACATATCAAGAATTTTCACAAAGATATGCTGACAGCACAGCACTTGGTGATATCATGCTCCCTGATTTGAGACGACAAGACACCAAGAATCGTCAGAACTCTATTGATGATCTTGACCCAATTCTTCTTGATAAACTTCAGAGACAAATGATTACTCTGTTTAGTTCTGCTAAAAATCTGTATCTACAAATGTTAGATGCAGGTGTGGCAAAGGAGTGTGCTCGTATGGTTCTACCATTGGCAACACCAACTAGAATGTATATGACAGGTTCATTAAGATCGTGGATTCACTACATTGATTTGAGGTCTGCCAATGGGACTCAGAAAGAACATATGGACATTGCCAATGAGTGTAAGAGACTCTTTACTGAGCAATTTCCAATCATTGG